TATGTGTCCTGCTAATACTTTACCAGTAGCGTTAGACGTACTAGCAACATTATTAGATTTGTACATATCAAATCCACGTAATTTACCACTGGATACTAAACCATTTCTCAGTGAGCCTTGACCTGCGTTGAAGTCAACGGATAGAAGTTTAGAACCAGACTGTGAAAGCTCTTCGTAGAACGAAGGTGGTGCTAAGAACCATCTTCCTTCCTCAGGAATGCTTTGGTCGTCAAGTAGTCTAGCCATTCTAGCCATAAGGTCTAGGGCATCTACACCAGTTCCATCAGAACCTAAAAGGTCTACTGAGTTTGTGGCGTGAGTCATGCTTGAATCAGCAGTAGAACTGTCTGAACCTATGACGTGGTCTGGTGAACTTGAAGATACACCTGCAAACATTTCTGCAATGACACCTGCATCAAACGCATCTCTCAATGCATATGCAGCAGATGAACTTGCAACTTCTTTGAAGTTCACGTGAGACATTGAAGTTTCAATATCATCAACGATGAATTTAAAAGCGTTTGCTACATCAACAACCATAGTTAATTCTTGGTCTGTTAATGCTGTTTTAGTTACGTCAGCACCTCTCTCATATTGATAAACGGTGATTTCGGGTTCTTTAATGATTCTTACAGTATCTCCGAAAGCAGATATTTCTCCTGCGTAATCAGTGTTAGTGATTGCTTCAGCTACCGAAGCTTTTCTAAAAAAGTTTAAAACCTTTTTGGAATAGACTTTCGGTAAGAAAAAGGAGTTAGTTTGACCACTTACGGAGTTACCAAAGTTACCATTTGTATCAGTTGACTGCTCAAAAAATTGGTCAGATTGATTAAATGCCATAATTATTCTCCTTGAATATTATATTTTGGTTATCCAATAATTCTGCCTTCCTCTAAAGCTTTGTCGATTTCACTTTCGAGTCTATCGTACTCGTCCATAGATAAGGCAGCAATTTCCTGTTGTGTCCAAATCTTAGGTTCGTTTACATCTGCAGGTTTAGTTGTCTTGGTAGATACTAAATCTGCTGCATCGTTCCTTGATTTGGGAGGAGTTGATTGTGCAGTTACGATTCCATTTTCAGCTTTAAAAAGGTCGATGGCTTTACTAGCAAGAGTTGCATTGTTTGGATTATTATAAATCCAATCTTGTATCTCTTCTGGCTGAGTCTCTGCCCATGCATGAAATTCATTGCTACTTCTAAGTTCCTCAAAGTCAGGAATCTTTCTTGCAGTGTCGCAAGTTTTTCTTCGCTTTGCAAATGGGCTACTGATTCAACCACTTCGTAAACATCAGGATATTGAGCTTTAAATTGTTCTAGTTCCTCGGGAGTTTTAGGAGCTACATACTCAGGTTGCGTTTCAGTAACTTTTTGTAGTAACTCTTGCTCTCTTGCTCTAAAATTATTTAAGCTATTATCATAATGTTTTTTTAAGTCATCATATCTTTTTTTATAATCTGGACGTTTGTAAGCTTTTTCATTAGAAGGTTGAGGTTCAGCTTTCGCTTCTTCTTGTACTTCTTCTGTCTGTGCTTGTGGACGTTCAAAAAATAATCCTTCTGCCGTATCACCATGTTTAGGCATAACATCATCAGTATGCCATGCTTTTTTCTGATTATACGGATTAGGTGTTGCTTCTGTGGATTCCTCCTGTATTGTTTCAACTTCTGTCATTTTATTTTCTCCTTAAGGGCTTGTGCTATTTACAAGGTAGCCTATCATAAAAACGTCTTTTTATTAGGGGCTTGTCTTACAAGGTAGCTAAAGGTTGTTAAAGTGATAAGGGTCACAAAGTGAGTAGCTTATCGTTAATTAGCTTCTGACGTATGGGGCAGTAGAAAGCATAGACTTTTTAAGTTCATTACCTATCAAATCTTCTTCTTCTCGCATACTAGCTTGAGCACCAACAGTTTCTTTCGTTACTCTGATGTCTTGCTGTGTAGGTTGAGGTTGAGGTCGA